TCCACAATAATACTGCGATCAGTAGTCCGATCCTTCGGAACAGTTGAGTACCTACCGCCGGGCACCACTTCCAACAACGGACAGCAAATTCCTTCGCTATCCGTTAGGTAGTGGGCCCACGTGTGGTACTCCGCAAGAAGACCTCTTGCGATTTTGTTGAACTCAGGCGTGACATCGGTTAATCCGAACTTCCGCGCCCTAGAGACGTCCGCGCCTCGGCAACGATAAGTTGCTCCTGGACCAAAACGGCCCTTGAGCAGCATCTCGTCAATGTCGAAGGAACCCAGGATCTCAGCTATTTTACGACTAGCAAGGTACAATACCCTGTCATCGGCATAGGATCGCTCCCCATTAAAGGGGGGCGCCCCGCGCAGGCTGAGACTTATCTTGTGATTTGTCTTCTAGCAGAAGTCCTCAGTTATGAGGAACGTCTTCAAGGCAACATCTCGCAATGCTGGGTTCCGCTCTCGATCCCTCAACTTCTTCAGGAGGCTTCGCTGAAGGCTAGAATGGACAGGATCAGAACGATCAAGTCCTTCAGCCCAAGCAGAAACTCCATCAAGGATGAGAGATCGAGACTCATTGGACAGTCTCTGTGGTTTGACACCCATAACTGGATCCCTTCTGTTGCATAACTGCAACGGAGATCGTGACAGCAATTGCCACGATCAGGAAAACGAGCACGATCTCACGCATTAGAGCGGGGGATCGAGGTTCTCGATGGCACTGACGACCTGAGCGTTGTTCAGTGCCTCGCAGAGCATCTTCCGCAGGTCCTTTCGGACCTGGAGGGAAGCTCGTTCCGGGATCACCACGTCAACCTGAGCCAGGGGAACATACGAAACGGTCGGGGCCGGTGCAATACCGGTCACGGTCGAATTCGAAGTGTTCTCCAGGACAGGAGTCTCCAGCTTCAACTTAATCCGATAGGAGCGTCGTTGGGGTTGCGGGCGACTGAAGTCGAGGTTCAAGCGGAAAAAGCCGACAGGGATGCCGGCATTAACTACTCGATCTTCGTATTTAGCCACCTGCGAACCACCGACGAGCCCCTGACGGGACGGGTTGAAGGTGTGGGCGACCGGCGTGGCG